CATGCCAGTGCGCCGAGCCTGCTCAAGCGCTTGACGCTCACGTGCAGCAGAGCGCTCAAGGAGTTGAGGTGCTTCTAGCTGAAACCTTCCGAGCTGCTCTTGATAAGGCTGCAAGCCGTACGCACTCATGAAGTCGGTTTCGAGATCGGGATCGATGCTGTATGACATTTCATCGTCGTGGGGGCCGCCGTGTGGCATGACTTTCTCCTACTTCGTAAGGTGCTTCTTGCAGATAAGATACACGTAACACCCGCCGTAGCCTATTAAGATGCTTGATTTATCTGATATGGGGGTTGATGCCGGATCGAACTGATAAGGCGCCGCATTAAGAGCTGTAGCAAGGACTGGGGCTAAGTTAGCCCTCACCTCAATCCATTGCTCCGCTCCACCCGTGTCGGGGGCGCTACTTTGCATGTCTGTTCGCGACGACGTGCGCGTCCATCCGGGACCCACAAAGACCTCTTTGCCTTGCGTGTAATACCCAACTCCAGCGCCGAATGTGCCGCTGCCAACAATAGGGATGGAGTGTAGCTCCCAGTTCCACTTAGGCACACCGACCGCTGCCGTGCCGCCAGAGTCCCATATAAGCACCCGTGGGGGATCGATAGTGGACGTAATTCGGTCTATAAGGCTGGCGTCCCATGTGCCCTTAGTTGTTGGGTCAGTAGGCACCTTAGTGCCGCTGCTGCCATCCCACGTACCGTAGTTGTTTGGGTTACTGATGCTAAGCCTAGCAACCTGCTCGTAGTCAAAGTTATCTGCTGATGCCCCAGTGCCAATACCAACCCCAACCTCAAGGCTCACCAACTTGGAAGGGCAAGCAATGTTGGCCCTCTGCTGATCACTTGCGCTTGATGAGCCTGAAGATATCGGTGCGCTGCCAGTGCCGTCCCAGTTAAGCAACTCCCACGGGGTCCAGTTCCAGGCAAGGATAGCGTGCTGAATGGTGTACGGGTGGTGGATTGGTATGATCCTACGATCAAACACCCCGGTGTTTCCGACTGCGTTTACTGTCGTGTTTCCTGCTCCCCCCAGGGTGGCGAGGTACGGGTAGGTAGCGTAGAAGGCTGGAGACGCCGAAAGGCCCCCATGCGCCATGTTCTGGTACAGCGGCACAGCAATGACCTCGTAGGCTGCATCGTCTGCAATCACCTCTGTGGGGGGCACATCTGCGAACCTATTATACCCACCCTCAAGCTTGTCCCTGAACTGCTCATCGAGCGTGTCGATGTTGTAAGTAACTCCATCGCTTGAGTCCGACTCAATAGCCGTGGAGTGTGCTGGAGTGTTAATCGTCACACTGGGAGCCGTCTTAGCTCCGTACTTGCCTGCTCCGCTGCCGCCATCGGCAGGAATGTTCTGCACCGTTGTTTGGCCAGTGTCTCTAGGCATAAGCTCGCACGCGAACTTCATGGAGACTTCGATAGAAGGTAGAGCTAAGTTCCTCCCGTCCGAGTCTTCAAGGCCTGGGCACTGTATGGACAGCACCAGGGTCTTGTATGGGTCTACAGCTATATCCATGTCGGTTTGGATAAACGGGTTAGCCCTAAGAGAAGGGCCAGCGTAGCCCTCTGCTGCGGGTATGGTGGTAGACCACAACTCTCTCTCAAGGTTGTAAGGGTAGGTGTCCCCAAAATACTCTTGCGTCTTCTCATGGAGAGACAGAGCTATGTCAAGCTTTGTAACGTCTTCATAGGTGACGTGTCCTTGCTCAGACGAGTAGCCATACTTTCCCGTGTTGGCTGTGCCGCTGGTGGAAAGATTCCAGAACTGGCTGGCAATGGCTCCCGGCTCACCTCTCTGGTCGAAAGAGAATGAAACTGACTTGAGTTTCATCTGAGGTAGGTTGCCACTGTAGATGGCATCCTTGCCACCGGCCGCGTTGGTCGTCGTAAGGAATAGGTCCTGGGGGGGAGGGAGCACAAAGGGCATCGTGATGTGCCCTTTGGGGAGGGAGTCGCTCGCTAAGTAGGGCAGTGTCAAGTTGACCCTGAACGGCGCCATGGGCGCCTGCATTTGTTCCTTCTCAATAGCGATGCTTGTGAGCTGTGAGGCGGCTGAGGTCAACGGTGGGTACACATGCTCAGGAGTAAGCTTCGCGCCGCGCGACAGCTTCTTGCGTGTGATTTTAGCCACGTGTCACCTCCTCAAGCATGGTGACAGACATGTGTATTTTCTGCTGCATCCACGGGTACTTTGCGCTGAAGTTGTTTGGATTCCACCCGCTCGTTCTTTGAACTGAGCCGGTGACGCCGTTTATCTGGTACGAGGGGATGACAACCGCCACCCGTAAGCGTGCGTTCTGATGGATAGGTATGTTCAAATCTCTGAGCTTGACGTATGCGCCTTGGATGGTGGTGCCGGGGACCTTGCCAGTGTTAAACCCAGGCTCCATGTCTTGGTAAGTGGTGCCGTGAGTGGGGAGCGCAAGCCTGCTAAAGGCGTCGTTCTCAATAACAAAGCCTTTCCTCAGCACCTCTATGTCTGCCATGTTGCGGTCTTCTCTGGCAAACTCACTATCCACAGCGGCGGTAATCACAAGGTCTCTAGAGTTGAGGTCTGGATACCCTTCGGGTACTTGGGTAGAACTTGTGAACTCAAAGGGGTTTTGAAACACCTTGTCGCCATATGCTGGGTCGTCAACCTCAAGTATTAAGTCTATCGAGTCTAAGATCGACGGGTTGTCAATAAACCAAGACCTAGTCCATGCAAGCTGCAAGCCAACGGCACCGGACCCAGGCTGCCAGCCTGCCCCGCTAATCTCAGCGAACCCGAATGGATGCACGCCCGGAACACCCACTCCCTTTAGTCTGTAAGGGTTTGTTGTTTTTTTGTCATCAGTCGTGGCGCTTCCCTCGGTCTTATCTGCAATCTCAGTAGTCGTGTTGCGTACCCTAAGCCAAGGCCAATGATGTGTGCCATACACCGCGCCAGCCGAAGACCTTGCTGCCCCGGTGACAGGGTCTGGAGTTGCTGACGAAATGCAGGCAGGGCTCTGCGGAGTCCAGCCTGCTACATAAGTGGTTGGCACCCAGCGCTTACGCAGGTCGCCATAGGGGATGTCATTGACGCGCTCAACAACGTCGTCAAGAGCGTTATCAATCCGGTCGCCGTCAATAGTGGTGCCGGTTGAGAACTGCTCTTTAGTTAGTGTTCTGGGGTTCTTCCGCCAAGTCATTAGATGCCAATCGTCCCTGTCTCAGTAACGGTGCCTAAGCTGGCGTTCCCGGTTAGGTTGACACAGCCAATAACCTGCACCTGTCCAGCCGACCCAGACTCATTGTTTATTGTGGTATCTCCGCCCTCTATGAACGTACAGCCCACAAAGGAAGCAGTAGCTGCTGCCAAGCCCGCTCCCTGATCAGACACAAGGACGATGTTGTCCGTGCTTGCATCTGACCTACGGAATATGCAGTTCACGAAACTGACGGCTGCGCCTGGACCAATGCGGACAAGCTCGGTTGCATCCGGCTGGTTGTCATCCGTAAAGGTCACACCAAACACAGACGCGTGTCCGCTTATCTGACAACGCCTTGATATTATTGTGTTTGCAGCTAGTCCCCTAATCACATTTTGATTAGACTCATGCGCGAACGACGGGTAGACGCCACCGCCTAGAGTCCACGTGTTGTTTATGTTCTTGGACTCAACGAGGATGCTGCCTTTGGGCAGCACCTCTAAGCCTGAAACAGTCTCTTGGATGGCTTGGTCGTGCGCTGCGTCGTTGGCCTCTTCGGGTGTGCGGTCAAACTTCAGGAGCTTGCTGTAGATGCCGTAGTTGGGCATTAGCGACCCCTTCTGCGGCGACCGCCGACTACTCGGAACACCGCCTTGACGCCTTCAAGCCAGAGCTTTTCGGCTCGGTTCATGATGAACCCGAAGTTCATTACGCTGAAGCTTTCACCCTTGACCGACATGCTCACAACTATGTTGCTCGTGTCTTCATCGCCGATTAAGACCGTGCCATCAGCCGTTGCAGAACCACTCGCGGACTTGTTGGCCCAGACAATGTCAGTCCCGCCAGATTGGAACACCTTATCAACCAAGGCACCATTGCTCTTCTGCACCCTGGTGCGAAGTGTGTTGGTCCCAACTGCCTGCTCTACTGCGGCTTGTGCTGGGGTGGCGTCGATGACCTGGGTCATCCACTCTTTACGGTCGCTGCCTACTAGGGTGTTGAATGTGCCGTAGGGCCAGACGCTGTCGAGCTTGTCTGTGCCCGTGCCGTGGCTTAGCAGGTTGGCGTAGAGGCCGCGCATCTTAAGTTGGTTGCCGCCCTCTAGGCCCACGTTGGTGGACTTGTAGGCCCAATCCACAGGCTGGGCGACAGAGTCTTCCTTGCGCACCGAGGTTGTTGCTAGGGACCACCTGTTAAAGATGTTAACCCCAGGTCGTATGGTTGTTCCAGCGGTGCGATCAAGCACGGTAAACCGGGTGTGACCCGACCCGTCTACAAGCACTGACCAACCCATGCTGCTCGTGTCTTCGTTGGCTTTTGCCAATATTCTTTTGAAGGGCAAGTATATGAGGCGATTGTCGCGAAGCGCGTTGAGGTTCATGTGCGGGGCGTGCTGGTAGCCTGTCGTAAGGCCAAAGTAGTCCCACTTAACCCTTATGCACGGGCCGTCTTGGCTAGACACAAGCATGCCTGAGTTGGTGTAGACGTGGACCTCTCCGTCTGGCTGGCCTGAGCTTCGCCACCCAGCAGCGCTTGCTAGCCGCTCTGTCGGCAGCAGAAAGTCAACATCGGCTTGGGTTGCGTGATTAAACACTGGTTTCCAGTGCGTGTTGTCAAACGCCAGATCTACGATGATTGCATCTACGTCCATGTTTTGACTGAGCACAATGCTGAGCGGGACAAGAATGTAGTCGTCGTTATCTGCGGTGGTGACCCCGGAAGGGAACACGTACCCAACGGGCACCTTGATTGGGTCGTGTAAGTAGAGGCCGCCGAGGGGTGTGGCGCCAGTCCCGACACCTGGGGTGTACGCGCCGTAGCCTGTTATCTTGCGGTCATCCTCATCAGATACGCTGCGGTCAATAGAGCCGCCTCTGCCGTACTCCATGATGAAGAATGAGCGTGAGGTGACGTCGAAGTTAATGTCTGAGCCAGACACAGGATTGACAGCCTCGTCAGCCAGGGCCTGGACGTCTGGTCCTGCGATAGCGAAGATGTCATCTTGGTAGTTCAGCACCCACGGCGCGGGTAGGTTCTGGCTGACGCCTACCACAGCAGAGCCGCCCGATTGGGCGACCATGCTTTCAAATGTCCACCAAGACCACTTCCCGCCGCTCAATACAAGGGCGCCGCTCAGGCCTGGGACGCAGATCGAGAGCATGTTCATCGACGCAACGAAGGTGCATTTCACGCCCTCTGGCTTCAGCCTCAGCGTCGTAGTCGGCTGCTCCCTTGCTGAGGGATCTGCCTTTCCGTTGTCCACAAAGTAAGATGTGAGGGGATTGGTCATCCCCTCCCTCTCGAAGAATGGAAGCACATCGTCCGACAGGCGACTCATGTTGAGTCCGCTCGTCGTCTGGTACACACCGCTTGTATCCACCCATACCAAAGCCGACCCCATGCGGCATTTTGCGTTAGGCCCAACACAGCCCACCGTGTCGCTCACACGGGTAATCCTACCGGCTGAAGCTAGGTCACCTACGGAAGGCTGGTACATCCACGTCTCATTGGCTGTGAATATCATCAGGTTTGAGTTGTGCTCAGCCACAGCCGTGATGCCCTCCTCAGAGGGAACCTGCACAAAGTTGTCACCTACGATAGCGTTGGGATAAAACGGGTCCGAGAAGAAGACCGTGTTACCCTCCGCGTAAACCATCCGCCCGGACACCACTGCAATGTCCACAGCGTTAGGCATGTCTGCGGTCCTGAAGTAAGCGTAGGCATCTGTGTTGATGCCAGGGCTAAGCACCACAGGCGTTATCATGCTCGACTCACCATAGGGCAGGGCATAGTCGCGCAGGTTAAACTTGTCTATGAAGGTCTTGCGCGTGCCGTTGAATGACGACGGCAAGTAGGCCCACGTGCCAGTGTACTTATTCCCAAAGTAGAGGATGTCAGCGAACTCTTTGAAATAAAAGAACTCATCCTCTGCTTGGACCCATGCCTCGTAGGACTCCCCTTTACATGTCTGGTACTGTGGGAGGAGGTCTTGCAGCCCAGAAGACGCAACGTCGATTGACTCCCTGCCCCCCAAGGTGGTGGACACAGAGTCTTGGTAGCTTGAGGCCACAGCCGTCTGGCTGGTGTGTCGGTACAGGGGGACCTCAAAGCGCTCGTTAGTGGTCAGGTCATATATACTAACAATGTAGATGTTTCTAAGCGGAGCATACCCCGTTGTGACCGCACCGCCCGCAGTGGATACCTGAACGTTAGCTAGGAAGATAGACAACATTTGAAGGTTGCCAAAGCCTGTCTTGATCAGGTGCGACCCAAGATGCTTGGCAAATCCCCACTCACCGTTAGCCGTGGCGCCGCCCGCTCCGCTGAAGATGGCAGACATCTCAGTGTCGAACTGGGTGACCTGACCAAAGCCCTCCCGTACTTGCCAGCAGTTGTTGCTGAACAGCATGTTCAAAGCGAACGACCCTGGTGTGGGTGCGTTCGCCTGGATGCCGTCTCGGAGGACCTGTACCTCTTGAGCCTTGGTAGCCATTAACTGTACCAGGGTACGGTTTGGATGTAGTCGTAGCCGTCGTAAGCCCTGGCTTGCAGGTACTCTCTGAACTCAGAGATGCGTGTAGATGCCTGCCTCAGGATTGGCTCGCTCTCAGCGCCGTCCACAATAGCGTACTGGCGGTAAGCCAGCAGGGCGATGAGGTCGTGGAAAGGCGAAAGGTTATCGATGAACGTACTAGGAGTATCGCCTGTCCAAGTCAGGTTGACCTCAGGCACGTAGTTGACTTCGTAGGTGCCTGTAAGTCTGGAGCTAAACCTAAGGACGGTGTTAGCCAAGTAGTAGCTACAGGGCACAACATCTAGTGCCTGCTCGTTACTCACCGCCTCAAGCCTCTCCATAATGCGCCCGTCAGACCCCCTGCGCTTCACGATGGTGTTGAGCCTTACCAGACGGCCACTAGATGCAACAGTCTCACCCAGCAGCTTGGGGTCGACGGTGGCTAGGTTGTGGCTAATGGCGTTAGACAGGGTAATGTTGGCGGTGGTGTTGTAAATGACTGGGTTGATGTCGCACACCATGTTGCGAAACTCTCGATACCCATCATCCAGGTATGTGTTGACGTCCGCGTCAGACACGAATGTCTGATCAGGCTCATCAATATACTGCCGAAACTTAGATACTAGCTCAGCTACCGTCATCCGATACCCCCGAATACCGGGCTAATAAGCGCCTCTTGGCCTCGCGCAGTGTTAGACTGTGCAGCCTCCATCGTATCCTGCTGCTGCGCCATGCCAACCGCAGCCTCGGCCATCTGCCCCTGGGTCTCAGGCGACTGAGCAGCCAGGATGCTCTGGACCATTTGGTCCTGCCCTGGTGCCGGTGCTTGGCGCGGGAACACCTTCTGCATCGTCTCAGCCTTGATGAACTCCTCAGTAGTCGCCATGGGGTTGCTTAAGGCAACCACCACGTCTCTGATGTACAACTGACGCTCGTCGGGTAGGGCGTAAAAATCGTCAGTATGTACGAAGTCAGCGAAGACTTTGAGCATCGACTTGATGTCATCGGACTGGAAGATCTCAATCTCGAAGCCTTGCTTGGTTGCCTCAAGCAACTTCTTAGCGTGAGACAGACCCTGAACCTTCTCGGTGATGTAGGCGTTGCCAGTGCGGAACGAAAGCTCCTGCATCGCTGTGTCTGGGTCAATCAACCCAGCCTGGAACAACTCCATCACATGCTGATCACGGTCGCGAGCATCGAAGCGGAAGGCACTGCC